GTCCCATCAAAGTATCCATCTTTAAATTCTAATGAGCTTGTACCTAGATCAATATCATTATCTGTTACAGGTACAACAGCTCCATCCTGTATTCTTATTTGCTCTACTGCGCTACTAGAGACTTCTACAAAGAAACCCCAACGATTATTAGTACTGTCAACTACAATTTTATTTAAAAAGTCTAAGTCACCAATAGTGTGTACGTTACCGCCATGTCCAGCAGTACCATCGTGCCTGTGTCCTGTAGTAGTAGCACTAGAAGAAGAATAGGTAAACGCATTAACTAACTGACTATATTCATCATTGAATAGTGCTGCGGTAATAGTATCCCCATCTACGAACGTACTTTGTCTAGTATAGCTTTGAGCCATTTATTATCTCCTTCCTGACGGTCTATAGTCTGCGTATATACCATTAACTGCATAGGGTGCGTTCTGATCAATACTATAAATTCTAAAATTACAAGTATCTCCACTACCTTGTACTGCTTGTCTTACTAACGGATCGTTAGAAGCTCCAAATGCAACCGCATTAAATTTAGATGAACCAAACATAGCTGGTTCTTGAATTTGATCTAGTGTATAATCTGGCGGCTGTGGTATTGTAGTGTCACCATAATTATATCTCATTCTTAACGTAGGCTGACATTGACCTTCTGGTGTAAAAGAAATCTTAGCATAGTTAATTGTTTTACGAGTTCCTGCATCACCAAAGTCTAAGTAAGGTGTTTCATATCTTGCACTTATATCTGTTGCAGTTCCTGCGGGGTTAAATGAATTACCGTCATCGTGGTTATAAACAAAACCATCTTTATCACCATGATAAGTTTGTTCTAAGCCATCCTTGTCTAAACCAGAAGTAAGAGCATGAGCCTGTATACCTTCAGTCTCTGACCATTCAAAACCGTTAGGTGTGATGGTTCCTATAATTCCTTTTGAAGCTGCTGTAGATGCAGTAGACTTAGAATAAAATAAACGATACTGAGATTTACTTCTTAATACTGCACTACTTATTACAAAGTCATCTATTTCTTCTGCTATATTTCCTATAATAGATTGTATAGCTCTACTAACAGAACCAAGCTCAACGTCACCAATTCTTGTTGTACCAGCAATGGTTCTTAATCCGTCAGGGCTTAGGAATACCAAGTCACCTGCAATTTCTTGAATACTATTACCATCCATACAGCCTACGTTTTTCGTAACTGGAACTATTCTAATACTATTTGCATCATTTATATTTTGTAGTTTGTAGATTGAATTAACACAGAATATCATTAAGTCATCACGGAAACTTCTAATACCTACTACTTTGTCATCTAGTACTATACTACCTGATCCAGTACTTGTAAAGTCATCTATGTCATTCGTTCCACTATAATATATAGTATTAGGTGCTGTAGCTGCTCCTGCAACTACTAAGTGTTTATCATGTATTACACAGAACTTAGGGTATACTGTACCACTTACTGTTATTTCTTTTGCAAAAAAAGTTCTGCTAGTTATGTCAGATCCAGTACCTGTCATTTTAAAGTACATGGGTTTTACACCTGAACCTGCATCTGTTATGATTACTTCACCATAATCAGTGTTACCTTCAAAGACTGCAAAAGATGCTTGAGCTTGAGAAGTTCTAGCTGCTGCTGATCGTCCAGTAAATGCAGTATGGTTATCTCCTCCACCAGCTACACTGGCTTTATTTATTTGTAACCAGCTTGTACCTGTTTGACTAAAATATACGTTAGTTCCTGCACAAGCTATAACTCCATCTGCGTATACTTGCAATCCTAATATATCCTCAGAGCTATTAGGTCTAGCAGCAGATCCTGCTCCAAATGGACTGTAACCATTAATACGTCTATAGCCACCATCAGGGTCTACTTCAAAATTAGATAGTGCTACTGCAAATCCGGGCTGTCCTAATAATTCTAATTGATTTAGATTTGTATTAAGTCCACCTTTACATGATATACCAAAAGGTTGAGACATTAAATAAACCTCATACGATCATCTTTAATAGTAGTAGGTGTAGGCTCCATTAAATTAAGTTTCATTAGACGTAAACCTCTTTTGTAATCTTCTAATGCAAATGCTGAAGATTGAGGATTTTCTTTAAACTGATGTAGATAATATCTAGCTCTTGCCATTAGTACAGAATTATAAATATTAGGAAATACTGTAGTATCTCCATGTGCTGATAATTCAGTAGGTAAATCATACGCATAAAACCAAATACGATATACTTTATCAGGAATAGGACTTAATGCAAACTTACGTCCATCAGGACTTCGTGTTACTCTAGCAGGTGTACCACCATTAGCATCTTCTGCATCATCTTTATTTTCACTAACACGAAAATAATCTTTCCAAGCTTCTGTAGTGACAAAACCTAGATTTTTTACAGTATAAGGAGAAGATTCACCGCTTACTCCTACTGTTGTTAAAAGAAAATTATCCCAATCTACATAACCATAATCGTTAATTAAACTAGAGCTAGATGCTTTAAGTTCATACCAACGCTGGTTAGCTACAGTTTCTACATATACATTACCGTACATTGGATCTGTAGCTCCACTTTCAGCAGTAGCTAAAAAAGGCCATTGAGGTTCTTCATTGACTATATCAAGATAACCTCTGTTAATACAATCTTTAGCATGTTGCTGAATACCTACAGCAGATCCAAAGTTAGTAGAAGTTAATTCTACTTCATTCATCTCACGTAGTAATTCATTTGTTAGATTAAGATATGTAGCCATTACTTTTTATGAACCTTTTGTACGTCAAAGTTAGCAGTAAGGCTTGCACCTTTATGTGGTGTAAACTTACCAGTATGCTTCATGAGTTTATAGCCACCTTTAGGTTGCTTCATCCAATGATATCCTTTTGGTGCTGATACTTTCATTAGTTAGGCTTTGCTCTTACCATACCACCATCACTATATTTTTGCATTCCATAAGTTGTTCCCGGAGGAGATATTTGACCTATGTTAGATGTTCCCATTCCCATAGGACCTGACATAGCTGATTGAGCAGGAGATGAAAAAGATTTACCTGCTGCTTTAGCTACTTTTTTTCCACCACTTACTACATTTTTAGTTATGTCTGCTGTAGTTTGAGGAGCATTACCTATAACATCTCCTACTCCAGATACTACATCTCCTACCGCTCCAAAACCTCCTCTAATTCCTTTAGTTATTTTTGCTAAACCTGCTCTATTATAAGTTTTACGTTTTTTAGAAGGTCTTCCTTTTTTAGACCCATAAGTTCCTTTTCCATG